CAGTATGTTGAGACTTTGCCAAGTGCATATGGTATGTGTTTTGTCAAGGTCTTTTCTATCACCGTAGTATACTCCCACATCAAGGCCCACGTTGATGTAGTCTTCTTCAGTCTGTTCTACTAAGCTCTTGTTGGGCACTATCACTATGCTACGACCATATTTTTCCGCTAGATGACTGAGAGTGGCAGTGGTTATGGTTTTGCCAGCACCTGTGGCAATTTCTTGCAGAGCTTGGGTGTTGGTGAGAAATTTGTTGATAGCGTCCACTTGGTAGTCACGCAACATGATAGGCTGACCCTCTTGCTGATGGCCTTTGGGCCATGCCTTGCCTTGATCTGCCCAATAGGTTTCAGTCACAGGGACAAATTCGATCTTCTTGGTAGTGCGTAAATCTTCCACTTCTTCTACGTCAATGTGCATGTTGTACAAGATTTCTAAACAGCGTTCCAGCTGGCTGAGATAACCATTACCACCCAAGCCAAACATACTAACCTTGCCGTCCCAACGTCCCAACTTGTAGGCAGGGCGGTACCTAGCAGTGGGGTCCTCGTATTTGAATTTGTTGGTTAATTTTTTCCTAGCTTCAAGGCTCAAATTCTCAAATTTGATATTGACCTCGTCTCGTATCACAAGTCTTACCGCCATTTTGGTCTCACAGGTTCCATGGGTTTTGTGTTGGTGTATGACACAATCAAATCACAGTTGCTGGCAAACACGCCAGTCTTGTTGTATTTTAATATATTTCCTAAACTAATAACACTCATGGGCGTCCATGTGTTTTTCAGGAAAAATTTAGGTATTTTTCCGTTTTGAATAGCGGCTATTTTGGTAGTGGCAGACAAGGGATAATTGTATTTCTTTTCCGCTATCAATTGATTGAATTTTTTACCTGTGTCGTTGTTTTGTAACCTAAAGTAAATTCCTATTTCTTCAGTGATGCCGTTTTTTTCAAAAATTTCTGATAAAATTTGGAGATTTTTCAGGCAATGTGCTTGATCATAACTGTCAAAAATCAACAGTATGGGCATTCTTTGCAATGCCTGCATGCTGTCAAATACAGCGTCTAGAGTGTGCTCGTTGCTATCTACCCAACAATGTTCGTGAGTGCGGTTAGCAATGATTTCTGTGAGATTTTTTGGATTTTCTTCATAAAAATCGCTGGAGTATTGATAGCGCAGTCTACGGTCATTGATTATGTTCTTGTCCAATGGCTCGATAGCGCCAATCTCGTCACTAACCATCTTTTGAAAATTCTGATTGGTCATGGACGTGATCAAAAATTGCGATTCGATCTCATCTCTACCCCATGATTTTATGACATTGTAGTGATCAAGTATGTCTGCATCAATTTCAAATTTCTTGCCAGATAATACTTCCACCGCTAGGACAATATTTTTTTCAGTAAAAGGAAATCTAAACGTACCCGGTGTTGTTGATGGATGTATGTCCGACAACTGTTTCATGAGTTGTTGTAAAAATTCCTTTATTTCACCAGCATAAAAAACCTCTATAGTAAGGTAACTGTCACCATGTACATCCTTGGTTATCTTGAGCAATTTCTTTTGTTCTATGCGTCTGAATGACTTGTTCCAAGTAGGAACTTGTAATACATCACTTATTTCTTCATGCAGTGGTTGTATTTGATCACGGTGATTGTTAAGTATTTTTAACAGCAATCTGCTTTGATTTTCTGTGATGTAGTTAGAGCTCTGCATGGCCTTGCTGAGTCCAATAATCACACGTATGTCTCGACTAGGAAGCAATCGTTTTACTTCGTCGAATTTGAAATTTACAATTTTCTTAACTAGATCGTCAGTTGTCAACATAAAGTTATTATACACATTTAGTTTTAAAAGTCAAGCATTAAAAAGACGATGGCCTTAATATTATTTAAGGCCATCGAGGATGTATTTGGCGAAATCAGTTTTAGATTGTGGCGTCTTCCATACCTGCCACACGCAGTTTTGTGATGTTGGTTATCTGCCATTGTTTTTGATCCAAGGCCTTGGTAATGCCCAACCACTTGTTGCGTAGCAAAGCAAACTCGTTGATGATCTTTTCCATATCAACTACATCTGCTTCGCCTTCAACAAACCGCTCACAGTCTCTGCTACTGAGCTGACGTTGATAATTTTCAAGATATTTTCTAAAGAATCCGCTTTTAAGTCTGCGCAGTTCAATGTTCAAATATTCCAAGATAGCTTCAATTTCTTGCAGTTGGTTGAACCTATGTTCTACCACACCAGGCATGCTGGCTGCCTGCTTTTCTAAATTACCCTTTAACTTGACTTCGTCGCGGGCCTGTATGAGCTCATCTTCAAAGAAAACTACAGCATCTGGGATGTAAGAAATATCTTTTGATATCTTGGAGTACCAACTCATTAAAAGTCCAATTCGTCGTAGTCTTGATCTTCGTCTTGTTCAATGTCTTCATCAAGATAAAAATTGATTGCCTGATCCAAGATTGGATCAACACCATTAACACTTTGCAAAACTTTATCGCTAACACCAAAGTCAGCCAACAGATCCACGTACCGCTCTGCGGCAGCTTCTACTTGTTTCTTATCGATAAAGTCAGTAAACAGTACCCAGATATCACCGATTTGTGTGTCATTCAACATGTTCTTCTATCTCCGTAGGAATGGTTGTTGTTAAGGATTTGATATCGAATTTCTTCATTATCATATCTAATTTATCATCTTTCCATTCTTTTCGATAGAATTTAAACTCTTCACCTGTCTCTGGATCAACCCACTTGAGTCTGTTGCCTTCTTGTTTCAGCAAGCCATGTTTCTCAAACAGGTCCACACATCCTGAGTAGGGATTCATGCCAGTTTCATACGGAATTTCAATTTGTAATGTTTCAAACGGCTTGGCATAACGTGTTTTCATGATCTTGCAGGCAGCACGGATACCATGCACTTCACTGGTCTTGACACCATCCGCATCAGTTTTCAGTTTGAGCTTTTTCATAGCAACCACAATGCTGGATGCGTAAACAAAGCCTTGTCCGCCTGAAATCTTGTCGTCTGGATCAAACATGTCTTGACTGGCATAGGTGTGGTTGGTACATACCATACCAACATTCAAGTTGCCAAACATATTCACACAGTTGCGAACCAGTGCTGTGAGTGCCTTGGGTTTACGACCCATGTCACCTTTTAGATCGCCTGCTTCAAACTGGTTAATGTCAGTGGGCGTGAGCAACATGCCCAACGAATCGATCACAAACAACACCTTGGGTCGGTCTTCCATTTCTTTGTATTCTTTGGTAAATTCATGTATGGTCTTGGCCACATCATCAATCATGGCCATGTTGAGCTTTAGCAGTTTGTCTTCGCTCGTATCAACACCCAGATCATGCAGCCATTTTTCATCCAAGGCGTTTTCTGAGTCGATCAAGATCACATAGATACCTTGTTGTTGTGCATTACGCACCAAATTGCCCGAGCAAATAAAGCTCTTGCCTGCACCACTTTCGCCAGCAAATACCGTGACCTTGCCCAAGGGCACACCTTTGTTGAAGTCACCGCTGATCAGATAGTTCAAGGCAAAGTTGCCAGTACTGATCCAATCTGTAGGGTCATTGAACCCTACACCCAACCCATCAATGCTCTTGGTCAGGGTCTTTCTAAATTTTGATAAATCAAAGGCTTTTGTAGCCATAGTTAATACTCCTAAATAAGATAACCTGGGCGTACAACTAGGTTGCAGAGGCCCAAGCCGTTTACGCTTTTTGACGATTACGAATCATTGACAAAATGTCTTGCGCACGGCTGTCGCCTGGTGTGCTGGTTTCTGTCACTGCGGCTCTAGGAGCAGGCGCTGCCTTTGCCGCTGGTGCTGGTTCATCGTCCTCATCATGTGCTACCGGAGCAGGTGCACGTGGAGTTGCCTTGTTTGGATCACCAGTGTTCTGACTCATGCCAGCTGGTTTGAAGTATTGACCCCAACGTTCCATATCATATGCTTCGCCATCAACTGATGCCTCAAACATTTCTTTCATAACCTTGAGCTCAACTTCAGTTGGCTTCTTGGGCAAAAAATCACTCAAGTTAAACAAGCCATGTTGTTTGATAGCGGCATTTTCTTCATCATTCAATGGACGCTCACGACGGCTCCATGTTGATGTCGAATAGTCAGCGTAGCCACCTTTGCTTGACTTCTTCATACGATAGTCTAAGCCATGTACAAAGTCAGTTGGCAAATCTTCCAATTCTGGATCGACAAGTGCCGCACGGATTGATGTAAAGATTTGAGGGCCGATAATGAAACGGCGGATTGGATTTTCAGGTTTATCACCTGCGGCTTCACCTAGGCCGTCTTCAACAACGAATCCTTGGAAAATGTAACTACGTTTCTTCCAATATTTACGACCCATGTCTTCCAATGCTGGATCCTTGAACCAAGGACGCACTTCGCTCAAGATTGGGCAAGTGTCGCCATACATTTCCATGCATGGAACTTGTACTGTTACTTGTTTGGAGTCTGTTTCACCTTTAATGCCTGCGAAAGGCAATTTGATCATTGCTCTCTCAGCCCAGAAAAAAGTGTTGTTTTCGTTGCCGTCTGGTAGGAAACGTAATACTGCTTCACCACCTTCTTTTAGATTCCAGAATGGGTAAATTGAATTATCACCACCTGAACGATTGTTGTCTGAACCTTTCGATTCTGCCGCTTTTAATTTTGCGCGGATTTCTGCCAAAGTTGCCATAATAGTTCTCCTGTATTAGCCTTTGTTTGCTTTATGTGCC